TCTTTATGTAGGTCAGCACGGACATTGACGCGCTTAGTTACTTTTTTATTAAGTATCTTAGTCTTCTTATCAATTTCAAGAGTTCTAGCAGCAATTGTTTTACCAGTAGGTATGATAACTGTAGTCTTTCCAACAACAACTGTACCCTTTAGTAGTAATTCTTTGAGCAGGGGGGCACCAACGCCACGGCCTGCAAGTTCTTCAATTCGCGCTAAGACTGATACTTCAGCGCCCTTATCATTCTTGCCTTTAAACAAGAATTGTAACAAACCTTCTTCTGTACTCAAGAACTTCTTTGTTTCTTCTGCCTTATTAACTAGAAAACGCTCTAGAGTTGGAGCACCTTTGCCTGTAAGGAAGTATTTAACGGTAGCAAGTTCATTGCCTGGTTTGGTTTTGATTACTGCACGAACAAATTCAGAGTTATGTAGGATACGAACCTGGTTTGCAAAACCTTGCCACCAGTTTGGATGTCCAAAAACCTCTGCTGAGTAACCAATGGTTTTAAGAACCTTGCTCATCTCGCCATCGCCACCCATGCCAGAAATGGTGTCAGACATAAAGGCTACATAATCGTTGCTTAAATCACCAGCAATTTCTGCTGAAGCAAATTCTTCTTTAGAAGAAGCCATTTTAAATGTATTGCCATAGACATCATTTTTAACGGCGTCAAATTGGTTAAGAATTTTGCGCCAAGTAGGACCCTCTGGGCGACCTAACCACATTGCCATTGCAGCAAGGGGGTGATTTAAAAAAGATGAGTGACCTGTACCAAATACACGTATTTGTTCTTCTATAATGTTTCTAACGATATATGCTGGGCGCACTAATACGCTTTTTTTCCACAAACTATTTAGGTCGCTTGTAAAATCTGCAATTGCTACAGCATTTTTACCAACAGATAGCCCAGCCCATTTTTGTGATGTCTTAATAAAGTCTTGCATTGCCTTAGGGTCTGGTATAAAAACAAAAGAGTTCAGTAACTCTGAGTCTAGATGCGCACTATGGAGATTAATTTTTTCTCCGCCAATTACAGAAAAGGTAAGGTCCGCGCCAGTTGCATGTTGCTGGGCCCAGTACTTAGACATGTTAAGTCTTTCTGTTTCAAAGACTCTTGTTGCCTCTTTCCAGGCTACAAGTTGCTCACCAGTAAACTGCCCTTTGTACTTATCAAAGATTGCGTTAAATAATTTTGATGTTGCTGCTGTTCCACTAGTAGAAGCATCAGGTGCAACAGCAATTTCTGTTAATAAATTATCTAAAGTTATTTTATCAAGTTTCATGAAACGGCCAACGTTGTTTACTGCAGCAAGGAGAGCGTCTTTGTTTGATAAATGAATCAGTGTTCCGCCACTTTGTGGGAGTAGGGCGCCATACTTGCGTCCGAACATATGCAGTTCATCTGAGATTTTTAAAATTGTATTATGCAAAGGAAGACGTTGTACGCCTCGAGCAGCATGTCCACGCAAAAAAGCCCCAGCACGAATACGGTCAGCCGTAGGTAGGACTGTTTCAAATGAATCTGAAATGGCACGGCCTGCTGCACTCTTGCCAGCACTCTCTACTACGCCTTTTAATGCTCGTCCTGTTTTAGTGCCAGACTCTAAGGAGCGCTGGATAATGTCTCCGTTTGCAATGTAGGTGGCAAGAACGCGAAGTACTTCTTCTCTATTCTTTGCCCCCGCTAATGCAATCGCTTGGTCTGCTGTAAGGTTTCCCTTAGATAATTTTTGTATTTTTAACCAATTATCTTCATTGGCAATAGCATCAATTATGTGCGCACCACGCTCGCCAGAGATAAATGTAGAGATAGCCTTGTAATCAATTTTTAAATTATTAAATTCATCTTCAAGTTTTGCGTAAGCCCTAAAGTTTTTAAGATAGGTCTCTAATTTTATTGCTTTAGATTTTTCTGTAGTTGCACCGCCCATTGCAATAAGGGCATCACTTGTTCGTTTTTCAATAAGTTTTAATTGAGACTCTAGTATAGAAGCCTTTTTGGCAGCGCGAGCAGCGCCTACTCCAGTTGCAGCCTCAGATACTTTTTTGGCATCAGCAGTTGCTTTTGCAAGTTTAGAGTAAGCAAGAAATGGGTCAAGTTTAACAGATGCACCAATTTCGCCAAGAGCAACAATAACTCTAGCAATGCCAGACTCAGGGTGACCAGCGCTTATAACGTATGCTGCTGGGTCAAAAATAGAATATGGTCGATAATAAGTTACACCATTTTGCTTAAAAGACTGTTTGTTGTATTTAAGTTGTTCTTTACGCGCAGCAAAGCCAGCGCCAATTTCTTCAGAAGGCAAAAATCCAGCACCCAATTCAACTTTACCTTCTTGAATTTGTTGCTTGATAGCCTGAAATAAGGTAACCTGACCAGGTGTTTTTTTAATTGCTTCTGCAATTCTTTCAAATCCGCTTGTTCCAATTAATCCCCCATCGCCCGTGCGAGCAAAAAGACCACCTTCTTCTTTAACTTTTTGGAAGTCGTCAACCAACACACGAAATGGTGCATTGAGTGTTTGTATAATTGCATCATAGCCAAGGCCAACGGTTCTTGATAAACCTTTTAATCCAGTCCATAATTGTCCAGGAAGTGTATTGTTAAAATTTTCTGTTGATACTTTATTGCTTGCAATGATAGAATCAACTTTACGCTTGTCTTGAGTTTGTTTATCAATCTGCGCAAGGGTAGTTATAAGTGGGTTACCAGCAATTGCTCCAGCCCTGGCAAGACTTGTAATCATTCCAGCAGAAGCCTCTGGATTTTCTTGAAACATTTTTCGTGCTTCATAACCCTGCGGGCCAGTTATTAAGGATAAGCCTTTTGTTGTATCAGTATAGTCTTGCTGTTCCTGTGTGGAGATACGCTCACCAACACCAACTAAAATAGGCAATCCATTAGCGTCTTTTTTAACACCTGGAAGAGGACTCATAGACGCTCATCATTCTGTAATCCTTCTAACACAAAACGTAAATCCTGGTTAGTTGGGTCCATCATATACAAAGCCTGAACAACTTGAATTGCATTTTCTGCCATAGGTGCAGCCATTGCTGGAAGACGCAATGAAGAAGAGTCTGAGCCAGCACTAGGACCATCAGCGCCATCTGTAACTGGTTGGTCTGGAAATTGTGTTGCAGCATTAAGGCCAATAAGTGGTGGCATTGACATTGGTGCAGCATCAGTTACAGCAGCCGTTGGGTTACCCATCAATGGTGCTTGACCTTGATTTGCCATATTAACTTGACCTTGACCATATTCAAGACCAGGCATATACTTTGGTGCCTGAGTACCGCTTTGGCCATTGCCACCTGTTGCAGAAACATTTGCAGGATTATACTGTGGGCCGCCATTGGCGCCGCCTCTGTTATCAGGTGCAGTTGTCATAGTATCTCCTACTTAGAATATTGTATTTTAGTAATAATTGGACCTTGTGTAAAAATGTCCCACTGACTTGCAATTTCAATTGCTTTCTTAATTAATCTTTCCGCATCTTCTGGAGTTTGTACATCATCAATACCCAATGCTTCCATAGCACCAAGAGCAACATCCCCGCCACTACCAGAATAGTAGATACCGCGAATATCGCGCTCCCAACTATAATCTTCAAAGACAGGATAAAGAACTCCACGAATGCTGATAATAAATTCTGAATCTTGCGAAGCAGCATCGCCATCTTCTTTCATGTCGTATCCTGCATCAATAAAAACTTTACGCATTTGAGGGATAAATGTTTGCGTCATAAACACATCAAGATTTTGATTTGTTGTAGGCTTTGGGGCTTTCCAACCAAACTGTAATATGTTTGAACCTCTACCTGCACCAGAGCCTGCAATTAACACACCATTGTTTTCAACAATTTTATGTGTAACCATTTGCATTGGTCTACCAGAGTCATCAGATGAGCGAGAGTCGCAACCAATTACGCTCCAACCGTTACCCTGAATTGCTGCTAGTGTTGTCATTGTCCCCTACCGTTTCACTTAACGTCTATTAATTGTTCTAACGCTTGCCGTACCACGGCCTGCGCCACTTAGTGATGATAATAAACTTTGTAAACTTTCAGGTGTCGCTTGAGTTTGCATTTCTGGTGGGAGTGGACCTCCTGTTGGAACGCCAGCAGGAGCAGGGGACACTTGCTCGACCGCTTGTGGTGCCCCAACAGGAGGAACCGTTTGCTGCTGAACGGCAAAGGTTGCTTCAATTGCATCCTCTAGTGCCTGTCCCTTTTGGCGTGCCTTAATGACAGCAGCAATCTTACGTACAACATCTGAGGCATCCTGGCCTTGAGTAGCCATTTGTGGAATTGCCTGTGTATATGCCGTAAGTGAACCAAGTAGCGCTGAGCGCATATCCTCAATTTCAATCTTTTCTAATTCTTGTGTAACGTTAACTGTAAATGGTAGTTCTCTCATAGCCATATCTCGGCTGATG